CTTCGCTGTCAGACCATCTGCATTCTTCGACCAGTCATCCATGCCAGCGGAGGCGTTTTTGAATTCAGCAGCAGCTGTTTTTATTGATCGATTTGCTTCTGCAATTCCCTTTTTCAAGTCAGAGATATCGACTCGGAATTTCGCAGTATAATTCTCTTCTGCCAAATCGCTTCACCCCTTAGCACCAGTCATCATTTTGCGCCGGTCTTCTGATCACGCCGTTTTTTTGAACGCACTCCTGCTTCCCTTTTCGTTTGTTCTGATCATAGAGCCGTTTATACACAGCCAAAACATCATGGAAGCTCTGTGTGCGTACCCGAAACGGATCAAGCGCAGGAAATCGATCACACAAGTTTGTGTTTAGATCAAAAAGCAGTTGGTACAATGTCTCGGGCGTTTGCTCGCCCGCTGTTAGTTTTTTTCGCCACCGCTTACAGCCGAGCCAAGTTCAACTTCCGCATAATGATAGAGACCACGGAATACTTCGATCAGATTTTGGATGTGCGTATGACGAATTTCCTCATCTGTCACGCCATCAAAAATCTCTTTCAGGAATGGCTTCAACTGCTTAGATGCCTTTACGATCATTACGCCAATATCAGCCTTAGACTCCATGTGTTCGAAGTCCAGCACATCCAACACATCTTCGATCAAGCCGAAAGAGAAGTCCACGGTTTCTGCCTCATACGTCTTCTCCACTTTCTTTCCGGAATAAATTTTCAATGTAAGTTTCATTTTGTGTACCTCCATTTATAGATTATGTATTGCGGGGAGAAGCCCCCGCATAAGACTTAGACAGACTTCTTCAGTGCAGAAATCGTGTCAGGCGTCTGAACCTTATCGAAGAACTTTGTCAGATCGCACTTGCCATCTCGCTCATCGAGTACAACAGCCTTTGCACGCTTGTTCTCCTTTTTAAATACTGTGATTGTCTTGATTCCAGTAAAGGTAAGCTCCTGATTGTTTGTATCTGTTCCGTCGTTTTCCGTTTCGCTGGTTTCATCGGGGATGCTGAATGTACCTTTGAGCCGCCATACATAGCGATACGTGCCATCTGTCAGTTTGAGACGATACCCAAGTGCAAAGTATCTCTCCTCGGCGTCACCATCGATAAAAGCACCCGTTTCCTCGTCTACCGTCTTGCCAATCAGCTTTGCCAGCTTGATCAGCGAGAGTACGGGGACAGTCAGCGTCACTTCGTCAGAGCCCTCAGAACGGATGTTCAGCATGCCCGTGTTGTCATAAAAATGTGTTTCTGTCGAGTTATCAACCGTCTTGGACACAGTTGCGACAGGGGCAAGCACTTCAACTGCGCCTGCTGTGTACTCGTTTTCCTTATCATCTGCCGTGACTTCTGCGATCACAAGATTATCGCAGCCACGAAATTCAACGACCTTACCACTGATCTTAGAGTCAGCCATTAAGATTCCTCCTCATATTCTTCCAGTTTATATGTTGTAAAGTAAGCTCCTGTATGTGTTGGGCGATCTACGGAAATGTCATGTGCTTTCCCATCCATAACCCAACCATGGGATTTTAAAAGTTTTCTTGCCTGCTCCGGTACTTCTTCTACTTTCTGCGGGTCATCTGAGTAAAAGTACACCCAAAATCCCCATGCACAGCGTGATGCGTCATTGTTGTAAAATGCCTTTTCTGGATTGTTAAAATTCCAAAATGTGAAAAAGCTACCCGGATACGGTTCATCCTTGTTTAAGCTGCCTTGTAAAAATGCTGGATAGCCAATGCTTTCAAGCAACTCCACCAGCTCTGCTTTCACTCCCCCATCGCCTCCTCAATCGCTTTATCAAACACCTGCTTTTGCAGTTTTTTGATCTGCTTCTTTGTCTGCTTTCCATACACAGCGTTATAGAGCTTCTCATCCGGTGCAATGCACGGCTGCCCATGCAACTGTGTACCATACATCAGAAAGATAGAGGGCAATCCGCCGTTTTTGATATCAAAACCAACCTTGACTTCTGCAGTGGTATCCGTCCACTCCACCTCGTGGTTTTGGATGATGGATTGCTCTGTCTCATGCGTTTGGTTATGCGGAATGATAGCAGCACTGACGTTGGATTCGATGATTTCTGCGGATTGCTTCAACGCTTTTTCGGTAGCAGTACGCACATCGCCGCCAAGCTCTTTCAGCTTCCCTTGCAGCATCTCATATCCATCAAAGGCAAGTGTCAGCGTATTCTTTGCCACATCAAGCACCTCCCTTTACTCGTTCCACCTTAAACGTACAAAATTGATTTCCCATATCCGCATTTTCCGGTTCTGAGATGACTTCATATACTTTCCCATCTTCACGGAGCAGCCGACAGTTCGCCGCAATATCCGGTCGATACCACGTTGTGATTTGCGCCGTATCCACAATGGACACGACACCGTTCACGGTCGACTCTGTTCCCCCGTAAGTTTTCCAGTTTACAAAGATAATCTCCCCATCGCTCGGATACATCTTTTTTGCAACGCCATTGTATTTCTTGTAGGCTGGGACAAGCAGCTTTACTGCGGTGCGGAGTTCATTGATTGCACTTGGACGGTACATGTCACGTCACCGCCTTACTGCAAAGTGCTCTCTGCGTTACACCATCATAGAAGTATGGCGACAGCTTGCCATCTCCGGAAGAGTTGTTCCATAAATCGGCAACTCCTCTTGCAATAAGCCCGACAGACGCAGAGATCATGTCATCACTCACGCCAGCGTGCTGCATATAGCAAACAACTTCATCAATATACAGTGAGATCGTGTTATCCAGAAACACACCGGTTATTCCTAGCGCGGATTTGACTCTTTCCAAAATTTCTGCATCTGCCATTTCTCATGCTCCTTACTTTGCGGACTTGACCAGCTTTACAAGACTGTGCCGGTCAATAACAGCACCGTCCACAGACATGACAGCCTTCGTGCGATGGTCTTCATTATCCCAGTCAATCTTGGACTGGATACCCAGATCATAGCTGGTATTCAGCACATAATCAGACGGGTCAAACAAGAATGCCACCACCTTGTCTGTAGCAATCGTGTCCTCGGTGTAGCTCTCCATGTAATCACCGCACAGCAATACATCTCTGCCAAGCAGTGTGCGTTCTGCCTTGCCATTGATGCCGTAGTTGATGCGTGCAATCGGCTGACCAACACTGTCTGTCATAGACACAAAAGCCATGTATGTTTTCTTGGTCATAAACCATACAGCACCATTCTCATACTGCTGTTCCAGTTCTGCTTCCATGTCACACAGTGTCTGATAATCCAGATGACCATTCTTGCCGGCTGCAATCTTGACTGCCTTATCCGGAGATGTACTCTCATTTGCGTTGTACAGAATGCCCTTCGGGTTTCCGGATGTGCCGTCATCGGAAGATACGATCTTTCCTTCAATTGCTTTCACCATCGCTTCGGCTACCTGCTTTACAAACAGTGCTTCAAACGCAGAAATGGTCTGTACTGTGACTTCCTGCGTCATGCCAATCTCGCAGCGCAGCTTGAATGCGCCAAATACAATTGCCCCCAGAGTGCTCTTCTTCTGCACGGAAGAACCCTGACCCTCGCCGACCCAAGAAGCGGTAGGCTTGACGCTGTCTACCGGAATCTTCTGACCAACAGGAAAGCTTGTCCGTGTGATTCTCGGAAGAATCATGCCAATTGCATCAATTTTTTCAATGATCGAAGTGACGAGATTCTCAGGAATTGCATTCGAAGTGTCAGACGTTGCTGTTGCATCACGCATTTCCTGAGGAATCGGAGTGCCACGGGTCACAAAGTTCGCAAACGCAACACGCTTTTCAATATTATCCTCCTTGGGAATTACACTGCGTGTGCCATAAGAGCCAAGTGCGATTGCTCTTGCATTTCCGTCATTAGTATCCTGGCTGCTTGCACTGTTTCCTGCGCCATCGCCCTTGTCCTTGTCATCATCCTTATCATCCAGCTGTTCCAGCTGGGTCTTGGCATCGTTCAATTCTTTCAGAACCTGCTCCAATGTTTCGCCAAGAGAACGCAGCTCATTCACATCGTTCGACGCCTTAGAGCGCTCGTGCAGATTGTTGATTTTTTCCTGCTTCTCCTTGATAATCTTTTTTAGATACTCTCTAAAAGTCATCTTCTTGCCTCCATAAAAAGTTTTCAAGTCTCTTTCTTTCCAATTCGATTGCATCAGTGTCCACTGATTTTGCACGTTTTCCGCTATCCAGCGCATTTCTGGCATTCTCCAACGCCTTTTTGTCACGTGCTTGTATCTCAGTATCTTCATACGCCGGAAAAGTTACGGCAGATACTTCAACAACGGTACTTATCGCTCGGATATGCCGTGTCGGCTTATCCGAATCAAGGTTGTCCCATGTATCCGAGTCAACGGCAAACATAAAAGACATCCCAGAAATATCGCCACGCTGCACAGCAGAGTACAACGCTCTTGCTTCTGCATTGTTTTCAATATCCAGATCAACACGAATTTTCATGCCATCTTTATCAACCGAAAGCTGCATGGTGGAGTTGTCATTGTTCCTCCTGCTGCGTGCCAGCGGTATTTTACTTGTATCGTGATTGACAAGGAAGCGCACATCCGTAAGGTCTGCATGATCTAGCGCCCCTCTGTCAATAACCTCGAAGAAATCAAAAAGATCCGTTTTGGATTCGTACACAATAGGAGTTCCAGTAATGATTGCTCCATGCTTCTCATCCTGCTCTGCACGTACCTCAAACGCATAATTTCTGCGAAGCATCTCTTTTTTAACTTTCCCCATCTCCATCACCCTCCTGTATTGCTCCGACGCCAAGGTTCTGCATTTGATAATCATTCACAATGCTTGTGTCAATGTAGTTCAGCGACTGTTTTCTTTTTCCGTTGAGTTCTGGCAAAGGACGCATACCAAACATCACACGAATTTCGTTATCATATGCCGCCCCTCGATCGCCAAGAATTTTTGCAAGTTCAAGCTTTTGCGTGGTTGTCATAAAGATCAGCTCTTCCGCATAGAAAACAATCTTGTTTCCATATCCAAGATTTTCACGGCTTGAAAAAATTCCTTTTGTAAAACATTGCCCAAGCTTTATGACGATCGGTTCAAGCGTCTTTTGATAAAATGCCTCATATTGTTCCTTTGTGTAATCTCCGGTTAAAATGCAAAGAGGAACGCCAAAATTCCGTAAAATTTTTTCATCAATAAACTTCAAAGTGTCTGGATCAACGACTTGGAGATTTCTTTGAATCGGAATAAATTCTGATTTTAAATCAGTTCCAAGGATGCCATTTTCCGAATTTTTCAGCTTTTTTTCAAATTCCTTGATGGAATTTTCGGCAGTTCCATCATCGATGATTGTGTTATACTTCACAATACCATTCACAGCGAAACTGCTTTTTAATGCTTTCCCGACACCCTGCAAAAGAATATGATTCAGTTTCAGTGTTTCAAGCAGAGAACTGTGATCTGGCTGACCGAGTTCGTTACCTCCCATGTAATCATTCACTGAGAAATTAAGCCGAATGTGAATCAAATCATCATATCGGATAAAGTCGGATACATAGCCATTGTTAAAATGAAACTTTATCAGAAGATTGCCTGTTGGGTCTTCGAAAAAGCTTACTGTACTTGGTTGAATGGGATAAAGTGCTGTAAGCTTTCCGTTTTCCCTGACTGGTAAAATAAAGCTGTTATAATTCAAGAAGAGATTCCATGCGATCTTTTCCAAAAAGTCAGAGGTCGACATGATCTCATTTGGCTTATCAAGCACATCCTGAATGCTACTGTCCTGCGGGATACTGTCTACGCCACCAACAATTCGGACGTGTGTTGGATTGAGCTTCGAGATTTCCCGCACGATACACGAGATCGCCTGCTGCACCACATCCGAAGCATAAATGTTGTTTCCGAACTGCGAAAAAATGGGAGCTTGTCCGTTCATCATTCGGGCATACAAAGCATTGCGCTTCTTTTCCTCGTACTTTTTCTTAAAATTATCAAACAGCCCCATTTCATCACCTCATTACATCGCTTCTATACCGCCGATACATCTCGTATGCGATAATCAGCGTGACAGCTCCATCGATTCTCTTCGACGGCTGCCCGTCCACTTTTACAGCTTGTACGTTCCCAAGGTTGTCCATCTCCATGGCTGCATTCCCAAGGCACCAAGCATCAATTTCATTCTGATTGTAATTCACATTTCTTGCTTTCAGATCAGCCTCGCATAGTTTCATTGCATTCGACAGTGTCAGCTTGTTTTGCAGCACAAGTTCGCTTTCAAAACCATACTCTTCCATGCGACGCAAAAACTCTTTTGAAAAGCGAACGTCATATCCGCATTTGTAAAGCCGAAATCCATACTCTTTGTATAGCTGGAAAAACCAGTCTGCAACGAGTGTCAGGTCTATGTCATTGCCATCACATATTGTGAGAAGCCCTTGCTTTGCCCATTCTTTATACTTTGCTCCTGCTTCTGTATCGTCTGAATTTTCCAGCTTGCTTTCCGGTATCCAATAGTGAGAATGGATGTACTTGGTTTTCATTCCCTTTTTGCAGATCAGGATTTTTGCGCTTGTCATATCCGTGGTTTCTGACAAGTCAACCGCTCCCAAGCACAACGCATTGCGGAACGTTTCTAAATCATAAACCGCCTCATACTTATAGTCCTCAACGCCAAGCCAAGCCTGTACGCTGTTTTGCTTGAAATTGAAATCTTTGGACAGCACAAAGATTCTGTCGCTCTTGCTTTTGCGTGCCATATCAATCTGGGTGCGAAGATAATCCCATTTCTTGACGGTTCCGAGCGATGGATTTGATTTCTGCCAGCTTCGCTCATCCGCCCATACCTCCTGCTCGCTGTCCTGCGTATAAAGCCATGGCAAAAGACGTTCGGCAGCAACTCCGGTATCCTCCCCATGAATCACTCGCCTGCAATCTCTCAAAATCTCATCCAGAGCTCCGTCTACAACGAAGCCCTCCGTTGTAATGATAATAAGCTTCGGATTGTCTTTCAGACTCTGTGACTGCTCTATCGATTTCAAAATAATGTTCGTTTTCATTTCATGAACTTCGTCCACTACAGCAAAATCGATGTTACGCCCTTCCTTGTTTCTTGTTCTGTCAGACAGCTTAAAAATCTTGGAGTTTGTCGCAAGGATACGAATGCATCGCTGATTTTTCCGTGTATCTTGCTGATTTGGGTCAATCATCAAGCGCATTGTGTCGATGGCATCGTAAAGAATAGATGCCTGAGAATCATCATTGCTGGAACAAACAAGATCGGCGCCCTCATTGCCCACGATCGATTCTGTCAAGGTCAATCCGGAGCAGGTTTCACTCTTTGTGTTTTTTCTGCCGATCAGCAACACGATTTTCTGAAAACGATCGATGTGTCTTTCAAACCCAGAGGGATCGATATACGTTTTATCAGCAAATTTAAAACTATAAACCACTTCGATAAGCGCTTTTTGCCACTTCATGAGTTTCATCGGCTTCCCGTAAAAAGGAGACTTTGTGAGCCGGATGCAGTTTTCCATAAAGTCTATTCGTGTTTCTGCATCTGTGGTGTCATATATATACCGAGGGTTTCTCATATCGGTGATGAGATTATCAAGTTCTGTGATAAGTTCAGCACCTGCAATTATTTCGCCACTCCCGATTGCTTCTCGGTATTCTAGTAGGTAATTAGACATTATTTTTTCTCATCTGATTCAGATACTGCCGCAGTGGTGATTCCTCTGTTTCATCGCATTTTCCAATCGCACTCAAAACAATCTTGATACAGTTATTGTATTGCTGCAATAACACTTTGTATTGCCTCGCCGCACATGTTTCTCTGTGCTGATTTTGGTTTTTGGGATTTGTTTCAATAAAAGGGAGCTGTTTCAGCTGTTCCAGCTTCAGTTCCAGAAAAACGATTTCGCCGATCAGTTCGGATACGACCGTTCTCACAGATTCCTCCAAATCGTCTGCCAGTTTCCGCAATTCTTCTTCTCTTGTCACGCCAACCCCTCACTTTTCAAAATTTCAGAAAAAACTTTTGGAAAAATCTCAAAAATTCACTTTCTGCGAAAATTACGTATTCCCTATGCAATCCCCTTTGGGCATTTTTTCAGCTGGGTAGGGGGGAGTATTTTTCAAACCAATCTTGGATATACTGTGTTTCTGCACCAGCCGCTTTTGCACGAACCAAGCATGTTTCCATCGGTGTATCAATGAACACTGATTTATTAACACCAAGCACCTCTGCCGTCCGTTCTCTTTGTCCGCTTGATGGAAATCCTCCAATGATATACGCACTGTGCCACCTGCCACGCCGTACTTTGACCATATCTATCAGGCAATCATACAAGCCGAATACATTATCTGTCAGTGCTCTCGGCTTCCCATTTCCATGGCGAATAGACTGCCACAATCTGTCGTAACTTACAATGATATCACTGTCATCTGCAACCCCATCAACCCATGTATGCTTACCTGCATACGGAGCGCCATATACAAGGTACACTTGCTTGACTACGCCATGCGGTTTGCCTCCAAATCCAAATCTCTTGTGTATCTCATTATGACACCTAAAATGCACAAAGATGATATTATCTGGATTCAGAGATACCATGCTGTCATCAACATTGAGCAACGTGAGTTCTTGCTTGTGGTGTGCAATGCAATCATAAGCTTTTACGATTGGCTTACCACAATGCGCACAGATCACAAACCCATCCGCAGATGCACGATCTATGCGCAACTGTTTGACAAACGCTTCCCACTTTTTCGACTTATAGAACGCTTGCAACTTATCCATCAAATTGCCACCGTCCCATCTGTGCACACGACTTGATCTCCATTGAAATATGCGTTGCTATTCCAGCCGGCGGAAAGCGTTATCTTTTTCCACTCTGCCATTGTCCCCGTATACCTGAGAGTCGGAGCGCTTGACACTTGCCCTGCATGATACTTTGTGCCAGCACCAAGAAACGCATTTGCCCCGATGCTTTTAACTTGTCTTCCAATTGTGATCGAATTTGTCCAATCACCAGTAAAAGCCGCATCACCAATTGTGGTACAATTGACAGATAAAGAAACCGGAGAGGAACTTTCAAATGCAACTGCTCCAGTATTCACTGCTCCAACTCCATCTGCTACAACCACTTCATTTACACCATTGATACTATATATCGGTGTGTATGAGGAGAGGTTGTCGTATTCATCTGTGTTTCCAGTTCCGCTTATTTCAAGCTTACCGCTACAGTATAACGTCCATTTCAGCGTGCCAGCTGCATTCATTGTTCCCTGTTCTACAGCAACTCGACCTTCCAGTTCACTGATTCTGCTCAGGATGGTATTTTGCGTATCCTTGATGTTTTGCATTTCAAGCACAAGCGCAGACAAATCCTCCAAGCATTTGTTTTCTTTCACACCATATACAGACACAATATCACCTCTTTACCATCCGCTTGACTCTGCGATTTCCCGCCGGAGTTGCAATTCTTTTTCTTTCATTTCCAGAGCCTGCGGGTCATTTGCCCAATTTTCCGAATCGTAGTTTTTTAGGCACAAGTTAAGCGCCGCAACATCCGGCAAAGCTTGCCGTTCTGTTTCCTCTTCATACTCGCACACAGCACCAGTTTCGTCTTTTTTCTTGTATCGCTTCTTTTCTGTGTAGGTGAAACCGATTGCTCTTTTCACAATCGCACCTCTAAGCTGTAAAATCAACGCCTGCCGCCCATTTTTTATAAGCTCCGCAAATTCCTTTTTTTCCGCTTTGTATCTGTAAAAAGTAGAGCACGCAATACCGAGATTATCGGCAATTTGCTTTTCGGTAGCTCCACTTTGCAGCCACTCACGAATTTCCGGAAATCTCGTCTTCACCGCTGTTTCGTACAAGCATTTTCGCCCACGTTTCTTCATGCGTGTTCCACCACCTTTTTATACAGCTATTGTACACTGTTTTCAGGAATGACACCATAGAACAGTTTGTGCCTTTTTTGTGCCGTAAATGTGCAAAAAGAGCGCTGCCAACAGACGGAATACCCTGCCAACAACGCTCTTACCCTACATATCATAGAGTTCTCGTATAAAGTCTTGTGCAAAAATGATCGGTCGCATTGCATCTATTAGCTTTGTGCGCCGCTTAGATATCACGGACACATCCACATTAAAGTATTCTGCGATACACTCGTGAGTCCAATGCTTAAAGTATTTTAATTCTATCAAGTCATAATACGGGTCCGATTCTACACGCTTTAATGCTTTTTCTACAAGCGAACAAAGTTCTGGTACAACTCCATTTTGTTTCAAATCCGGATATTCATATAGTATCTTTTCCGTTTTCTTGAAGCTGTCCAATTGGCGTGCCTTTACCAGCCTATGTCTTTCAAGTTCCGTCACAACACGCTTCGCTGTCTGATTTGACACTTTGTCGATCAATTCATTTGCATTCACACTTTCACCTCCTTTTTATCGCTATCCAAGTTCACACCTATTTCCTCCCGCATCGACCGGCAGAGTGCCGGCAAGTCCACACGATGCAGGGAGAGGGCAGCGTAGTATGGCGTGCACAGCTCGTGCTCAATTGCCTGTACCTCTGCCTCTGTCGCATCTCCCCGTGCACAGCGGCATAGGATGCGACGGTAGCGATCGAAGGCAAGGCGCAGGATACACGCCGCCAGCTGTACATAGGCATCGTCTATGCTGCGTGGGTCGGCGATCCACTCGGTTTCCTCCGGCGAGGATGCTTCCAGCCGCCGTGCCTTGCAGCGCTCCCGATATGCCTGCTGGGTGGCGAGGATGCGGTCACGGTTGGCGAGGTACCGGCTGCGGAAGTTCCACGAGGGCTGGATTCGCCCGCATTGTTTACAGGTTCGGCGTGACATGGCGAATCACCTCAATCATTCTGTGTGAACTCGATGGACTGGATCATCTCCGGCAAGAAGTTGATCTCGTAGTGATACGGGTCAACGTGTGCGCCGCTGATATCCTCCACCGTGTAGACCGTCCACTCGTTCAGGTACACATAATCCACCTTGTACTGATTCTGGGCGACTTCCAGCGTAACGACAAGCTCGTGATTGCTGTTGTTCGACAGAGAAAAGTACCCGATCAGTTCCAGAATCGGCTTGTCCGTTCTGGCATTGATAACGGACAGCCGGCGTTCCACGTTGAAATAGTCTGCTTCTTTCTGGACGTTGTATGTGGCTCTCTCCGCCTCCGTGCAGCCAGTCATAGATGCAGCCATCATGCATGCAGCAGTTACAGCTGCGATAATTCTTTTCTTCATGTGTTAGTTCTCCTTGTTTTGTCTTTTCGCTCGGTTTATGCTCGGTTAACGCTCGCGTGCGTTAGGCTTACGCTCGGC